GACAGTTGCTTAATAGCAGACACTTTCTGCATCTCTTGGTCTCCACCAAGTAAACCACTAGCAGCACGACCTAAACCTGCTCCACCTTGATATAGAGAGTATTGCGCTCTTTCCATTGGACTTAGTTGTGCAAACCTAAACGCATTGTTTGCGTCTGTGGTTTGACGCTGACGCATTAATTGTTCTGGGCTAACTCCAAATAAACTACCTACGATTTCTGCCATAATTATTCCTTAGTATATCGGACCAACAAAGCCGGGATTAGATTGATTTGAACTTCTAGTCATATAATTATCAAACCAACTACTCATTGGGGTTCCAGTACCTCCACCACCGGGGCTAAACGTACTTGCAGCACTGCTAAGTGCTGAAGCTATTGGGCTATAGCTTTGATATTGGTTGTAAGCGGTAGCAGCGGCAGCTTGCGGCTGGAGATAAAGATTACCTGCGTTTGCACCTGCTTGAGAGTAGTTCTTAGCCAAGTCTTGACTTAACAGGAATGGTTGTTGTCCCATTGTTTCAGTTGTGCGTAATAAACTTAACTGAGCCTCTAATGGACCATAACCAGCAGTTGTAATTCCCGGAATTTGACGTAACAGTTCTCCGCCTGTACCAAACAAACCAGCACCAAACTTTGCTCTATCCATTGCAGCTTGGTCTGCTCTAGCAGCTAGTTCTAAATCCTGACGACCTTGAGCATTGAACAGTGCCTGTGCTAACGGATTAGAAGGAGCGCCACCAGTTCCTGTGTTAACACCTAAACCGCCTGTACCACGACCAAAGTTACTGGTTTGTAATCGAGCAAAATCAGCCTCTCTGGATGGTTGTAATAAAGCCTGTTGGTCTGCAATATACTTTGCAGAAACTTCTTCAGGAGATTGACCTAGATATTCTGCAGCTCTGTTAAATAGACTAGCAGCTCCGCCATATAAAGGCTGTGCTGCCGTTCCAACCTTCGTAGGGTCATAACCACCTGCTTGCTTAAATAAGCTATCCTGAATAGCTTGGAGCTCCGGAGAAAGTGTATATCCTCCTTGACCATCCTTAAACGTAGACGTACCAAAGTTTGTAGTAATTCCATAAGGATTAAACAACGCTAAGTCTGACGCATATTTTCCAGCAGCTCTTAATGCCTCTGCCTGTGCTTTAGCTGCATCGGCAGCTTTAGAACCACCAATTAGACCACTAGCCGTATTTAGTATTGGAGCAACAAACGGAGCTATTGCTGATAAAAAGTACTCTGGAAGTCCAGTCTTCGGGTTGATAGTTCCTGAACCGCCAAGACTTGTTAAAAGACCAGCTTCTTCAGGCGTGATGTGCGCCAGCATAGTGTCGCCATTACGACCATACTGTTGTAGTTTAGCTGCTGTTGCTTTTATATTATTCATTTAGTATCTCTTTATAAATATACTTTAATCAAGCTGTACGCTTCCACATACGAACAGTAATGTAAGGTTGTAAATTAGCGTTAGTAGCACTAGAACCAGTAGATGCTGTTGTTCCCGACAATGTGTGCGTATGCGCACCTGCACTACTTGTTAGACCAATGTTAGCTTCACTGGTACTTGAGGAAAAGTCGTAGCTGTAGTCACCGCCATAAGTACCCCGTCTTGCCATGTAGTTCGATGCACTTAATGAACCTTCGCTACTTGCCTCTACGTTACGAGCGATAAAGTGTTGATGCGCACCTGCGCTTACTGTAGTGGCACTGAAAGTGTGAGTGTGCTCTGCAACAATAGCATTTTTAGAACCGCCAGTTTCTTCTAGTGTATCAAACAGTACATCACTAGAATCGAAACCAACCATTACACGACCAGCACCAAAGGCTGTCCATGTACCAAAGCCTAATAGTGTTGCTGGGTTAGTTGATACCGCAGCGTTAACATAGATAGAACCAACAGGATACGCAGCAGATAAAGCAGCAGTTACAAAAGCTGTTGTTGCAAGCTGTGTTGTGTTTGTTCCAGCAGACGCTGTAGGTGCGGTAGGAGTACCAGTTAAACCCGGACTATTAATATTTGCTTTTGATGCAATCGCATTAGAAACCGCAGTAAGTTCAGTATCAATTTCTGCACCTTTGACAATCTTACCTGAGTTACCTGTAGGTAAAGTATCCTTAGCGGTGAAATTAGTTGCTTTGTTATAATCTGCCATATTTATTCCTTAAACTATTGTTTTACCTGCTTTAACCGCTACGTCAATCTTTTGAATAGACAATGGGTTTCCGTTAATGTCTGCTTCTAAACCAAGTTGCATAATCGTGCCTTGACCGCCAGCATTGACGGAGAATCTGTCAAGAACAATGCCTGAGCTGTATTCAGCGATGTTGTATTCACCGATACCGTATTCATAAACAACCGCCGGGTCGAGGACATAGGAAATAGCCTGATAACCTTCGGTATAGTCAAAACCCCACTTAACCGCAACTGCTTGGTTTGTGCCACCAATCAATACCCAGCCAATCTTCTTTAAAATCTTTAATTTAGTTGCAGCATCAAAGTCAAAGTAGTTAGTAAAATACTGTAAACGATAAGATGAACCATTATCAGAGTGTCCAAAGTACTTACCAATGTACGATGTCTGACCAATTAATAACTCTTTCGCCTGTGTAATGCAAAATGCTTTTGGCTCTAATTTATCCCAAATTGTTACTCTAGCTGAACCGTCTTGTAGACGTGAGCGAGTATCAAAGCAATACACAAAGCGTGTAGTAGGTAACGACAATAAATAAATAGCATCTCGTTCGTGATAAATACTTTTAACTTTGCCTAAGTCTGCCTCGGAAGCTATATTAGCCATCAAGTCATCACGAACATTCTTAGAGATGTCGTTCATCGGTAGTGACTTCTCTTGAATCACACGAGCAAGGCTACGAACACCAGCATCAGACAAGAATAAAATATCTGTACCAATGTTCTGAACCGAATCACGAGCAATACAACCTACGTTATAGATGATGTCTTGTAATACTAAGCTACCTGTATCAATCGGGTTAGCGTAGATAGCAGTGTTGTTACGACCAAAGATAACTAAGAATCCGTTATGTGCTGCGATAGCGACAATGTTATCGCCATTAGGGAATACTTCTTGTAAGTTTAAGTAACCTGCTGAACCTGTTGTAAAGTCAGAGCCACGCAGTAAATCACTAAAGTACACTGTCTGGGTATCTCCAGCAATGTTACCAACCCAAATACGACCAAAGGCAGACAATACTGCATTGGGCTTAAATGTTGCTGTACTGTGATTAGCCGGTAATGTGCCTACATCGCCAATCTGTTGAAAGCCAAACGTACCGCTATCGTGGTCATGTGGGTCTCCACCAGATACAGGTAGTTCATGCCACACCAACATAGGGTGTGCAGCTTGTGCTAAATAAGCGTGAGGCTGAAAGTCATTAACATCTCCATAAGGCATTGCTGCCATCTGCCAGTTATTAGCAGTTATCGTGTACGAAGCGTTTGCTGAATTGTCTGCATTTCTGACAAGACGTTGTGTAAGTGTTGAGCGACCAGTGAATAACTTGTTATTGCCAGCTGATATAATTGTATTGCTTCCACCATCTACTACCTCCATCATTGCTTCAATCGGATTAGAACCTAAGTCACTGTTGGTTGCGTTCTGCGGAGTCCATCCACGTCTTGCACCAATACGACCATATCGGTCAATTACGCAGTTCTGAGCTTTTAGGGCATAGCCAGAAGCCAGTGTAATACTTGATTCTTGAAGATTGAGACCGTAAAATCCCGGTGCAGCAATCGAGTTCGTTTGTAGTGGTCCAGCCATTAGATTGGATACCACGCTTCTTCTTCAACGTACCGTGCAGACTCTAAGCCAATCGCATCAGCAAGGCTTTGTTTAAATAGTGCATATGTTTCTGCAGATTGTACACCGCCGTCTTCACCACGCTCTGCTTGCGCCCTTGCTAATGCACCAAGGATAACAGGCTCATGTGGAACCAACAGTTGGTCAGCGTTAGTGACTAACTCAACTTGTGGACGAATGACGTTAAAGCGAATGTTATACTCACCATCAGGAATAGGGTATAAATCTACCTGAGTATCCCCATTGCTGTTTGTACCGTTAAAGTTGTAATAATGAGGAGAACCTTGAGCAGCGTTTGCAATTAAGAACTGGTCGTTCATCCAACGAGTGGTGGCATTACGCAGTACAACATTGCTTGTGTCGTTTAAGACATCAATTACCCGAAAGCGTTGTCCTGTGCCTTCTAGGACATAGTTAAAGATTCCTGAAGTCGTTACAGCCGATAATGTCTCTGAAAGAGAGTTCCAGTTATAAGCATCTTCAACCTGACGCTTAGAATCATTTATATATTTTGCAATAAGTTTAACATAGGCGTTATCGGACACTGAGGAAGCCTCTGGCTCACGCAGTCGGATTAACACATCGTTTGTTAATTCTAAGTAGTTTTTAGATGCCATATTTTTCCTAGTGTATCATACTTTTGCAAAAAAAGCAAGTGTTTTCTTAACAATCCCACTTTTTTAATGCTAATGCTTTACGGGTTGGTTTACCCTTTTCGTCCTTCATTGGACCAGCAACACCGCCCATCCTAGCGCAAAAGCTCTTACGCCGTGCAGCCGCTTTAGGCGACTTTGCAGCCTCTTTAGCTGAAACTGGAGGCTTTAGGTTAGAACCAGTGGTCTTGTTGTAATAATCCCGACCTTTCTGGTTCAGTCCACCTTTAGGGTTCTGAAACGCTTTCTTAGGCATTACTTCTTCTTAGCTGTCTTAGCAGCGTCTTTGAAGTCCTTAGCCGAAGGAGCGCCTTTAGAACCTACTTTACGCATCTGCTCACCTGAGCCAGCCTTGATACGGTTTCTCTTGGCTGCGATATTGGCGTACAAACCGGGTTTAGTAGCCACGCATCGACCCCATTTTCTTAGCTGGTTTAGCTTTAGGAGTAGTTACCTTAGCGCCAGTCTTCATAGCATAAGACTTAGCGTCTTTTTTACCTTTAGCGGTGTAAGGAAACTTCTTGTCTTTGACCATTGGCATGATTACTTCCTTTTCTTGGGTTGGGGGTTAGATTGTCCAGCTTTGGATAAAGCGATTGCGATAGCTTGTTTCTGTGGCTTTCCTGACTTCATCTCTTTACGAATATTCGCAGAGATAGTCTTTTGTGATTTACCTGATTTGAGTGGCATGGTTCCTCCTTAATATTGGGCGTATTGAACTGCGGAAGTGGGTTCTAATTCAAAAGTACAGATAACAGAACAAGTTGCTCCCGACTCTACTTCAACTCGTACTTCATCACCTTCTTCTAAAGTGACATAAGCCTCACCATCAAATCGTAAGAATGTTTTAGAAGCTAAAGGATAGGCACTAACGATAGAGACTTCAGTATTGGTACTTTTATCGTACCACCATGCGGTAAAGTTCTTCGCAGAGGCTGTGTTGTTAATAGCCCAAAGAAGACTCCACTTAGCAACCTGTCTTGTGGGAACAACAAACATTGTTGTCTTAGTAGCCGCAACTAAGTTCTTACCTACGGATATTGGTCGTGTCATGGTTACTTTCTAAACACCATCTCTGAAACATAGCTGATGAACGCACCAGCAACTGAGGCAACACCCATCAAAGCCCACAGAGAACCTTTACTACGCTCTGCCATAGCCACTAACTTCTTAATGTCGTTATCCATAGCATCT